TCTATAAACCGTATCAGCAAGCGGATAGACACCTTCATCCGGAAATACCACATCCGAAGTAATACCATTATCAGTTTTCTTTATGTTTTCAGCCCTTGCAATAGGCAATCCCCGGTAGTCATGGGCCATAAGCACCACAGGATTTTTCCTATAATTAGTCAAACTTATTCCTTTTGGCTCGACTATATCGCCATCCCTATCCACAGTATTAGTGGTAATGGTAACGTTTAAAACACGTCTACCCTTGTCCTCAACTACCTTTGTCTCTGCCTCATAAGTCTTTATCATTATTTCTTCTGGCATTAATTTATTCACCTCACTTTCTTTATTATTTATTTATTAATCTTGGGTCTGCTTTTGGTAAGGGTCTGATTTTGTATTTAGTACCGATACAGTAATCACCAAAAAAACGACCTTTATGATCTTTGTATTCTTCACTAATATAATTTTGTTCTTTAAAGTTGCATCTATTAGATTTTGTACAATGTTGTGTATTAAAATACATTGGTTTAAAATCCTCACAATCTTGACCGGGTTTTGTTTTTTCTGTTTCTTTCACTTTAAAAGCCATCTTTCTCTCCTTTCATATATAAAAAAAGAGCCATCAAGAAGTCTGTTTCAACTTCTTAAAATGGCTCTCTAGGAACTCTTGGGTTATTCGGTTTTAGTTAAATGTTTACTCTATATCATATATATTCTAATATTCTCTTTATACATTCATCGGGGTTCTTATTTATTTCTTTTTCCCATAAATGTAAAACTTTATAGCCTTCTTCTTCTAAAAATAATGTTTGCCTTTTATCTCTTTCCTTTACTTTAGGTAAATTGTGCCAATAGTCTCCATCAACTTCTATAATTAAATTAGGTTTAATAAAAAAGTCTGCTACCCCTAATTGATATTTAAATTGACATATAAATGATATTTTATTTTCTATTAAATAATTAGCTAATTTCTTTTCAATATTACTCGGATTATTTCGATGAGATGTTGTATAACAGCCCAAACATCTTCGGGAACAGAAATGACGTTCATACATTTTAATTTTTGCTGGTTTTTCTCTATATGTCTTTCCACAATAATCACAGGTAATATCTGATTTATTATATAATGGATGTTCCTCTCCTGTTATTCTTCTTTTGCTTTCATTTAAACATTCCTGACTGCAATATTTAGAACTTTCATATCTACTTAATATTATAGGATATATATTTCCACAAATAATACATTCCTTAGTTAAATTTGTTTTATTCCAGGGTTTAGGCATTAAGCCTTTTGTATTCTTATTCCAAGGAATATTACCTTTTTTTACTCCACTATTACTTAATTGAGGATAATCTTCTTTTGTTTTACCTTCACACCAAGTCTTATGACCTTTTTTAAATCTACCATCATTTATTTTTATCATTATTATTTATCCAAGACAGGCAAAATTACACATCTACATTGAACGTGATTTGGAGGTGCGTCTACCCCACTACTAAAATTTTCATCTAATCCAACAATCTCTTTATGCATAGCTGAACATTCCTCGCAAGTTCGTTCATCAAGGGCACAATACCATTCCTTTTTTTTAACTACTTCACTTTGCCTATAAGCCTCTATTGCTCCTTTATTACTTGCAGATAAAATTTCAGTTCTTGCTATCCTTGTAGCCCTGAATCCCTTGGCATCCTCGTAGACCGCCTTGACCCTGCTGGCAAGTTTGGGTATGCTTTCCCCTGATTCAATCCCTTCAATTAAAGTCTTTCTTAATAAATCTTTGGTAGTGTCGGCTATGCCTTTAATAGAATTACCGCACCGCTTTTTAATCCATGCTACTACTTTGGGATTGGTTACATCGAAGCTACCCTCTACCCCCAACTCTATAAAACTTTCAGTGCCATTCAACCTTAATGTCTCGGTAATTCTGGGCAAGACAAATTCTATAAACTTGGCAATTTCTCTTTCATCGTGGGTGATCCGTAGTACATCGTCAACATCTTTTTCAACGATTGACTTGCCTTTCCGTAAAGCCCTTAAAGCCTCTATCTCCTGTTCCTGAAATAATTTGGTTATTCCCCTTCTAAACTCATTCTCCAAAGGGGTAACTCGCCTGATAAATGCTTTCCAGTAATTCTCTTTATATTCCTCTGTTATTTTTTTTTTATGTACTTCCCTTAAATCTTCCGTAAATTCTGCCATTTTTTCAGGTGATAGTTCTACAGTTGGTTTTTTATCACCGGATAATGGCATAACATTAAAAGGCACAAGCGGGACTTTTCCCCATTCTGCCTCATCCATTCCATCTTCAACCCTAGCCTCATTAGGTGATATTACCCAATTCTTTAAATTGCTTTCCCTTTTCTTTAATAGAAATTCCTCATCTTCGGGAATGGGATTATCAAACTCGCAATGCAGGCCATCCTCTTTATATAGCGGAATCAGGAAAGTATTGAAAATCTCGGAAATCCTAATTAATCGCGGTAAGATACATTCCCGGTTCCAGGCTGTATCAAGCGCCTGCATGTTGGCCAAGTTAGTATTCTCAGGATGGGATAGCTTTTGAGGCGGGGTATGATAGGCACTGGCCAACTGCCTCATGGTCCATTCGGCAAGCAGCATAAACTCCATGTCCTTGTTGGATATGCCGATATTCTTATATTTCAATCCACCGGTTAACACCCCGGTCTTATGTGCTTTGGCAGCACCGCCGTAAGTCTCTTCAAATAATGCCAATATCTTGTTGGCCTGATCCGGCTTTATAGTCAAATCAGATTCCAATACTCCCTTCAGATGTGCCCCATTCTTGAATACGTTCAACTGGTAAATCATATTATACTTATCGGTATCATAAGCATAGGCTTTTCTTTGGACCGGGCTTGCGCCTCTGTATGGATCGGAAGGATTAGAATAATGAAAAAATAAAATATCTTCGCGGGGATAGATAATCTCATGCATCCCTTCCCGGTATTTATAGCTCTCAATCATTCCCTTGCTTACTTTTGGAGTCATCTTTTCGGGACTCCTGAAGTAAAATTCTCTCGGTATGCCCAGCCTGTCTTTCAGCATTAATATATAGCATTCCCCGGTCAAGTCTTGATAAATTGAAATAAATTCTTTGCCCATAAATTGGGTGGTGTCGGGATTGAAATGCTTTAATAGGTCATAGAAGGGGTGTTCCTCGATTAGCTCGTCATCTTTGTTGTAAAGCCTTAAAGGGATTGAAGCGATCCTTTCGGCAATTAATGAGATGCAGTCCCCGGTCCATCCTGAATATGCCTTAATCTGCTCTGAAGTATTGCGGTAAGTATTATCACTATAAGAATTGGACTCACTGCCAGGCCAGTAACGAGGGTCGTTGATTCTTGAGGTTTCACTTGACTTAAATAAATTAATGTCAATATTGAATCTTCTCTTGGCAAATTGTATATCTAGTTTTATAATATCACCCCCTTATTCATTCTCAACATATAATCTTCTTCACTATTTCCCCAATATCCCATCGTAAACATTCCATTAATTATGTTTTCATTAGGCAATAATAATCCAGTTTTATCATAAATTCTTGACCTAATGTTAAAATATGCCCATTTCTTTCCTTCTTTGCTATGTATCCTATCATGACATTTTTCACACAATGTTATTCCATTATTTATATCCCATAACAATTTACATTTTATAGCTGCCTGAAAATCTATTATTTCAAAATATTGTATTATTTTAGAAAAAGATATTATATGATGAGAATTAAGATTGTGTCCTTTATTATTTCCACATATTTGGCAAGTATAATTATCTCTTTTATACACTTTTCTTCTCCACTCATCATATTTTCTATAACTTCTAATTTTAATCATTAATGGAGTTATCCCACCTTTCCAATTATGATTATTTAAACCTGCTACTTGAGGAAATTTATTATTTTTATTCCAAGGGTTCCCCCCATTTTCGTAAAATCTTTTCTGACCCTCAAGAAATTTTTGAACATTTTTCATTACCCTAATATCATTATCTCTTCTTAAACCTTTATTCCAAGGAATATGACCTTTTCTAAACACTTGGGAATTCCTACCCATTTTTTCTAATGTTTCTTTAGAATATACTCCTATTTTCCCTTTATTCCAGGGGATATGACCTTTATTTGTTTCAGATAAAGAACGAATGGGAATATTATATTTTTTGAGCCAATATAATATCGTTTTGGAGTTTACTCTTGATAATTTTCCAATCTTTACTGTCGATAATTTATCTACAATATATTTTTGGTATAACCATTCTTTATTCCTATACAATTTTCCCAATATTTAATTCTCCTTTCAAAATAAAAAAAGCCAAAAACAAAATCGGTCAAGATTTCATTCTTGGCTTTCTGGAAGCTCACAAATTATATATTCACATTCAGTTTATTACCTTATCACACTTTTTATTATATGTCAAGAATTATTTTCAATTATTTTTAAACAGTGTTGCCGGTATAGCCCGCACTCTGCATTTGGCTATCTCGATATATTCCTTCTCGTTATCAATCATCTGCCCTCCCGCTTGAAACAAAGAAACCAGGCTGAACCATCATATAATAAGCCGTATACATTACCATGCGAATACAATCCATTGCATGATCCATTCCCTTCTCCGGCTCTTCTACAATATTGCCTTCCCTGTCTTTCATTCTCTGATAGCTTTCAATCTCAGCTTTAACTTTTACGCTTCTTTTGGTTATCTTAATTCTAAATTGCTGTACATAATCAATCCCTGCCTTGACTGATCCCTTGCCTTTATTGCAGGGTTGGATATAGGGGAAGCCATTTTCCTCATAAGCTATCTCTAATTTATTGGTTTCCTTATTGATCCTTTCTTCTTTGTAATACCATGTTTCTAATTCTTTTATCTTTTCTGGTGCTTCGCTGTCGGCTATTATTGTAAGATTATTCAATTTCTTTTCATTCATGTCTTTAGCCAACTCTGGTACGGTCTGCCGGGTCTTGTAAGATAACTCGTCTACATAGATAATCTTTTCTTCCATATCTACTACGGTTTTTAATAGGCATTGTGGGTTTATATACCCAAAATCAAGCCCCAATGTCGGCTCATCATCCGGGAACTCATTATCTTCGATTAATTCCCAGTTAGTATAGATAGCATTTTCCAACATACCATATTGACCTAAGGTAAATACAGTTCTCATATTGCCAGTATAGCCTTCTAATAATTTCTTATAGGCCAAATCTTCCCTGATGAAAATATTGTCTTTGTAGGTAGTGGTTAATATAGTAATATCTTCTTTTTCTTCTTTGGTCAGGTCAGAGAAAAAGCGTTTATAAGTCCAATTGCTTTTCAGGATAGGATTGTAGGTTAAAATAATCTGCATATAAGTATGGAATATCCCTCGCAGTCTCCGGTCTAATTCCTCAAAATCTTTCAAGTATAATTCAGTAGCTTCTTCTATCCATACCCCGGTTATACGTTCAATTGATTTTAATTTTTCCTCTTTATCCAATCCTTTGAATACTATCTCATTCCCATTGCCCTTAAAAGTAATAGTCATACTGGTTTCATTGATTTTAAATTCATCCCATAGATCCCATTTAACAATATAATCTTTGAATAATTGGAATACTGATGTCCTAATAGTATCCTTGACTTTCCTGATAATTAAAAAACGCTGGCCTTCTTCACTCATTATCCTGTATAATATCTTCTGGCAGACAAAATGTGATTTGCCTGCCCCGGCT